CTTTTCTTGCACCCGCATGTGCAGGCAGAATAATCAGCATCCATTCGTACATTCATTTCAACAATACTTTTTTGTGATCGATAGAATTTTGAAGCAAATCCACACACGGCATCAAGTGCCTCCATGATATCGAGATTATGGCACAGTTTTGTGCCTGTATCTTCAAAATCATACTCAAGTGTTTTCCAACCAATGTGTTGCAATGGTTTCACGGCTCTCTTGCCATATCCGGAAATTTCTTGGGGATCGGGTTCAGCTTCACGAACATATGGTTTTTGCAATGTAATGTTCCACATATTCGGCAGGGTTGGATACGTGAGGGTGAAATTTCCATCCTCATCTGTTTTTCCAAAATGGGCCTGCACTTTAACATCATCAACTTCATTCGCATACACTGGGGTCTGACCAGGCGTTTGTAATTCTCGCGCAAATTCCGGCTTAACAGAAGCACGGATATACACGTCACCACGACGGTAACGCGAGTAAGGACATACAGAAAGTTCAGACAACATCGTTTGATTATTAGTGTTAATGAGCATAAGTTTGGGTTGCACAGGTACCCTTCCTTTTTCCTCAACTCCAGCTTTGGGAGCATAGCAGACTTGATTATTTTTTATCATAATCTGCTTAGTTCCTTCATCTTCCGTCATGAAATCGGTAACTGTGTTTCCGAAATCATCAAGTATAACAACTTCAGTATAACCTTTGTAAGAGGTCCAAAATTTGTCGTTCCCTTGAATGACTGATTGATAGCGAGCACTAGTATTGAAACCTTGTCTGGCTCCTATTTCTCGTGCGAAAATCTGAGTGAGGGTTGTTTTACCAATATTTGAATCACCAATAAGTACTGGGGAATATGGTGCTTCCCGAGTTCCACATGCGATTCTGGCATCGATAACACGATCAATCCAACGTGCGACAGTTTCCTTCTTGCGTTGCAAGATGGTGTATGGCAAACCTTTTGTGGTCTCCATGGCGCGACGTATTTTCTCCATTAAATCTGTAAGCTTTGACTCTAATTCTTTTTCAGAAAGGTTGTAAATGAGCTGTAGATTTCCTGTAACAACATGATCGAGCATAGGACCATAACAAGAGAAGTCGTGGTCAATTTCAGCAGCAAGCTTGTTGTCGAACAAAAATGGTTTGAGTGAGTTGGATTGGAAGGCATAAGCACCACTTTCAACGAGATACGTCATCATTTGGATGATGGCATCTAATGCATCAATGGCACTCATACTCTTTTGTCGTGTGTCCATAGCGAATAACTCGATATTTCCCATGGAAAAATCGTATTCTCGCCCTTCAAGTAAACCCATAGCAACAATAGCACACATAAAGCGGTGCATCTTGCCAAATGCGGGAGAATTCTTGAATAGATCCCAATTGCTCTGATAGGTCTGGATATTCGTAATCAAATCGCCTTTAATACTGTGGCTCTTCAATTTTTCGTAATCCTCTACTGGTACTTCTTCAGTTCCATTGATCGTCATGAGCATGTTCCATAAATCAGCGATCATTCCTTGATTTGAGGAAAATTCACTGTTGACAAATTGCATAATAGAGGAAATGGCTGATACCGAATTGTCCGTGTGGACTACAGTTACAACACATAGCATAGCACTGGTGAGAAAACGTTTAGCTTTAGGATGAGAACATTGCGATAAGATAATATCCTTCGCGAATTCCCACTTAGTAAACTTTTTAGTAATCTCAGCATGTGACTCAAATCTCTTTTCTGCACGTTCCACCGCAAAGCGGATTCGTCGTTGTTGAATGGGATCTTTCGTTTTTAACATTCGTTTGAGGTTCTTTATAGTTTCCTTTTCCTGAGCTTTGAGTTGTCGTTGGTACTTGCTTCGGGCAAATTCTTTTTCGGACTCACTTTCAAGATCGGGCCATCCGATCCACGTTAACACGTAAACAATGATGGCAACGTTCTTTATCCAAGGATGCCACTGCGTCTTATCCATAGAATACAACAACATGAAAAATCCACAAAACATGTGGACAATCGAGTCGAGATTCTTGAAATATTCGTAGTAGGACAGGATCTGGAACTGTAAAGGGATGGTAACGACATTCACTTTTCGCAATAAAATTGGTAATAGGTTCATGAAGCAGATGGCGCAAAATTTAAAAGGTGCGTTTTCTGAATCGTTCCATCGTTTTGTGATGGTCTGCCGGGATTTGGCAACCACCAAGCCTAAAAGGCATGCTCCCATTTGAGGGAGGGTTTTTGAGCATAGCTCACGGGCATAGCCCGACACACTTTGCCAAATTTCTCTCTTGTTTCCCGTTAGTAATTGAAAATTCATGATTGAAATAAGTGTGGGTTTTGATGATAGGGTTTTATCAAAGGCAGTTGAAAGATTAAGGTATCAAACCTAGTCTATTCATCGGTCAAGTTGTAGCGTTAATGATTAAAGAAAAGGCAATTGGCGGCCCCCATGTCGTGGTTCGACACAGTAAATTACATAATACATACTTCTATATTCCTACAAGATCCCGGTACGTCGGGTTAAGTGGTTAGATGATTTTTACTAATACATAATATATCCCAAAATTGGGGTGACGGTTTCACAGCAAGGTTCAAACCTTGTAAACTGGAGGGACTATCTATACGATGATTCTATTTTATCAATTTAGCACAAATCTAGATGAAACTATAATTTAATAACTCGCAAAATCTAATGCGATCAAAAGGAAACAAATGGTTCACGGAATATCATCCGGCATAAAGCCTTCATCCGTAAAATCTAAAATATCAAATGTTACCATAAACAAAGTGCAATTGCAGCACATACCAATTTAATGGTATCCATAAAACACAGATTCGTGGTCTGTGAGTTGAACGTACGTATAATCTAGGATCCGTTCTCCAAATGCAAAATGCAAATGGTATCCACGAGCAAATTTCGCCGCTTATAAAAAGTCGGTACTGTGAAATATATGCAAGGCAGTTTAAGACATGCTGTCTTGGGTACGCAAACCCGTACAACGCAACGCTATGCGAAGCTAGTTAAGGTCAAAGTGACCCGTTACAAAAGTAACGCTATATCGATTTTAATTGCTATA